CCTCGTTGTCCAGAAGTTGGGCATTAAACGAGGTGCGTATGTCGACGGCGTGCGGTTCTAAGAAAGACCTATATGACTATCACTGCAAATGCTGTTCCCTTCGACCTGTTCAAAATTGATACTGATCAGGTCATCCTCCGCGATTTCACTGGCGAAAGTATTGACGACGCGTCGCTTGTTTACAAGCGTACCGCCGCGAAACCTACCGCTACTTTCGTGGGGATGGAGAAGGGCGAAGTGAAGATGTCCGTGTTCGATTCAGCAGGCAAGCTTGCTGGGATCTACGCGATCAACACCTCGATCCGTGCGGATCAAACTGAGGCCGGCCGGGCGGGTCACATGACCACGCTCGCCGCACTGTGCACGCATGCTGCTACGCTTGCACTAGTGAAGGAGCAACGCCTCCCGTTGTCTGGCTCGTAAGATCGTGCCCATTTTAAATGGCACGCCTTCTGGCCGCGCTTCTGGCACTTTTCATTCGAATCGCCACCTGCTTGAGTCGGTCGACAAAATTCTCGTCGGCCAATATAAGGCAAAAGGTGATAAATGGAGGTGCTGGAAAGCAAGACACCCGGAGACCGGACGCTTGATTTTCATACATGAGAACCGTAATGGGTCAAAAGCCCAGGTTTTCGTGCGGAAAGATAGCTTCCCGCTTCTATAAGACCTCTCAACTAAGGATGATGCAATGTCAAAACCTACCAAAAAGTTGTCCGCAAAGGACTTGGCCTACAAGTGGGGGAAATCCCTCCACCCTAGCGATCCAGACAAATTAGCCTGGGGCTGCATGGCCAAACTCTTAGAGGTGCCAGGTGACTCAAAACTACCCTTGGACGTTCTACGTGGTCTCTTTGAGACCCGGGATGTGCAGGGTTTGTTTAAGGTTGCCGAGTCGTTGGACCCACAGATGTATGCCTGCCCTGCGATGTTACTGCAGGATCGACTCATCGTGGAAGCGTTTAAAAAGTACAGCTTCGTTAATTCTCCCTTTAACAAACGGGAGAAGGCCAAAATTCGGTTTTTCGAAGCTGAGGCACTATGTCGTGCCACAAACAAGAGATTGCTCAACGAAGAGTTTTACACCAGTGATGGTGCTAGCTCCTACGACAGCTTTACCGGAGAGAAAATATCCCCTCCTTTAAGGCTTAGCGTGTCCCCGAGTGATCATGTGAATTGGATTATCCACCATGCCACCCGAAGTATTGCTAATCTCCTGGGCGCTTTTAGACCCGACGAAATGTTGGGTACTTCACGATTTGGACCAGGGGCGACCCTCTGCGTTGGCGGAGCACTCACTACCGAATACTTTAAGTATCGGGAAAAGTGCCCAACCGTCAGTTCGGGGGCTTTTGCCTACGCCGAAGCTCTCCTCAACTACGACCGAAAATGGCTCGCACTCCTTACCGGAATGCATCCACTGGACGTGGTTGGGCGGTACAACCTTATCACTGATGAGGTTGCCCCGGAACTCCGGCTCACTGACCACAATAAAGTAACATTCGTTCCGAAGAACGCGAAGACCGAAAGGTCAATCGCAATCGAACCGTACTTCAACCTCTACTTCCAGTTGGGAGTAGGTGGGATGATCCGAAAGCGCTTGCTGAAGAAATTCGGCATTGATCTGACTAGCC